AGCAGGTTTAGCAGCAGGATTAGATGGAGCCTTTTTCTCATCCTTGGCCGAGCCCAGTTTCAGCTTGATGTACTTCTTGCCGCCAGCAGACTCATTTACCCAAGCATTGAGCCAGTATTCCACCCCATCTGCATCATTCCAGCTTCCAGTGTAATCAGGGTGGCTGTCAGATTGCTTACGATCATTTTTGAACAGTACGCCTTCATCTTTTGATTCATACGGCATAGTATTTCTCCTTTATCATTTCAATGTCTTGAGTAATTTTTGTACACGCCTTCTCTACTTCTTCGCTGAGCAGATCAATGTACTCGTCGTCTTTCGCTACTTTGATAAGTAGGTTTTTCATATCTGGCTGATAGGATAAGAACCACCAATGGTCTCGCCCTGTCACCCACATAGAACCTTGTACTTGAGCCTTATACTTCGCCGGTAATACGCCGTCCTTCAGATACTGGATATGCGTATGAGGTGCAGGACATTTAATCTCAATCCCTCCTGTATCGCCTATCAGTCCATCAGGTGAGCAGCCAGCCTCTAGCTCAGGATGTTTGATAAAACCAGACTCAGTAACCTCTATGTCGGTCTCAAACTCGAACCATGCAAGCGCGTGAGGCTCCAGCTCAATGCCTCGCTCGATGTGAGCATTGGTGAATGATTCTGGCAGCTTATTAGTAAAAATCTGTGCAAGAATCTCGTTAATATACCCTTCAGCACTTGTGCTTGGCTTGCCTGTGGGAGTGATAAGGCGAGAGAATTGACTCGCCGTTACCCTTCCCATTCTGTCTGCAAACCACTCATCGGTGCGTTGCAGATCAGGCATCTTCTGCCTCCTCATCCATCATCTCAATCTTTCGATCCAGTTGCTTGCAGGCAAGAACGTATTGTTTCTGTGTCAACTCCTCAATAGAGCCAATTTGATACGCCTTCAAGAATTTGTCTTTATTTGCCTTAGATTTCTCCAACAATTCCTCGATAGACTCAGCCTGTGGATCAGTGACTAAATCATCTTTCGGCAAATCCTCACCTTTGTAGATGTAAGACCCTAAACCGTGCATAGACAGGCACTTCGTGAAACAGCGCATGCGGGCTGTATTGATTTGGAAGGCGTTTGGATTCTCGACAGGCTTGTTGCGATGATCCATGACAGGGAGCCACATCTCACGCAGAGCAGATTCTTCGCCATCAACAATAATCAGCGAGCAGTACACCATCATGGTGTTATCTGGACATGGTTCTTCGCGGAAGTAATAAGTATTGTTAGGCCAGCGATCCATCAGGATGCCGTAGGCGTGAGCCCATGACAGATAGGTCAAACCCATTTTTTGCTCAGTGAATTCTGAGCAGTCGATCTTAGATAAGTCTTGCCAAACTCGTTGTTGTAAAGTTGCCATAACACTCTCCCCTCGTATTGAGAGCAGACTATGGCATGACTATATTACATTGTCAACATTTTTTTATTACCATTTAACCTTGTCAGCCCAGTAATTAGCCATTACTTAGCCATTACTTTTTACCTTTCTTTTTGTAGCCCGATGCGTAGGCTGCTTTTGCTTGCTTGGTTGCTCCAGCCTTGGTCTTATACACCTTTCCTTTGGAGCCCCATTTGTAGCCACCTTTTACTTTTCTAGTCGGCATAGCTTCCCGTCCTCATCTGCTCAGATAACTCAATCGCGCGATTGCCTACCTGCTTTGCCCAGCGAGAATCAAGCATCTCAGTGGCTGCCACATCATACTCGCCATCATGAATAAGGCTCATAGTTTTGGTGAATTTAGACAGCCGAGAGATACCAAGATTGAACACCATGTTCACCAGTGTCTGAAAGCGCACCTCGTCAAGCTCTAGTGTCCAAGGGAAAACGCGAACCAGCTCATTTCTAGCAGTGATAATGTCCTGAGAGAGCAGGTAAAGCGCCTCATCCTTGCTTATCCCTACGTCATCCAAATTGCGACCAACACCAATAGTCAGCTTTTCGGCAATACACTTGTACGGCTTCAGCCTCAACCCTTCTTGACGTATAAGCTGTTTTGTTAGTTTTTCGTAACTCACGATAATTCCTGTTTTTGTGATGCACCAAAGTAGAAGGAGATAACGGCACTAACGAGTCCACCCATATACCCTAGCACTAAATTGATTATTTCCATGCTATTCTGCTCTGGTGGCATGATGGTAATCATGGCGATGTACGCGCAGAAAAAAAGCACCATCACCACACCGATCAGCTTTGCAGTCCAATCTTTAGCAAAGTGCGATCTAGCATCTTGCTTGTCCTTTGTCTCCAAAGCAAACAGGTCAACATCAAGCTCTTTCATCTTGGCATCGAATTCGCGGTCAGCTTCTTTCACCATCGCCAGTTCATCTGGAGTAGCAGATTGCAGGGCCTTATTGATTGATTTCTCATCATTATCACATCCAAGGGCATCAGCAATCATGGATGCAGCGGCACCCCCCAACGGCCCACCTAAAGCCGTTCCGAGTGTAGGCGCAACAGCCCCCACCACTCCCTTAATCATGTCTAACATTTTGCCTCCTAATCCGCTAAGGGATTGTCTAGTGCGCGTTGTAACTTAGCCGTGAGCCTATCTTCAAGCTCTTTCATGTCTGCTTTCTGAGACATCCTGAGCGATTCCCTACGCTCCTCAAACCTTACTTCCGCGTTGTCAATAAGTGATCGTACCTTATCCTCAAGTGCGTTTACACTATCTTCGCTACGATCCACTACCTTCTCAATACGCATTATATCATCACGCAGTCCATTCTTGATGTCACGTGTGTAGTTGTTATTGGCTTCTAGCTTTTCTTGGATGCTTGCTATGTCACCCTGTACTGCATCTAGGTCAAGAGTAGCAATAGACTCTACCTTCTGGTACATCATAAAACCTGCGTAGAGCGCACCTAGTACCGGCCCAACCAAAGCAATGAGACCAGCGATAGTTGCTGGTGTCAGCTTATAACCAAACAGCCTAAACTCAACGCTCACGGTTCTCAAACCTCATATTGCGTAATTGCTCTAGCTCTAGTTCAAGTTTCTCTACCTCAAGCCTTCTAGCGCGAAGCTCAAGCTGGTACAAAGTATTACAGTTAATACGCTCGCGCGGTTTATCCAGAGGGATAGTAATGCGGGCATAGACTCCAATGTCTTTAGTCTCTCTGTTCATAGGATCGTCATTCGAGAAAGGGCCAGTAGCATTGTCTATTACCCCCATCATGCCAAACTCAAAGTTAGTTGCACCACCAACGGCGTTAGAACAATCCATGTCCCCAGCCCTAAACTTATCGCTTTGATGATTCATGGTTGAACTGGGCAGGTTTAGGTTCAGCGAGCTGTTATCAGAGACAGCCATAACAGGAAAAAACAACAAAGCTAACAGGATTCTTCTCATTACTTGTCCTTAAACTTAGAACAAATCTTAGAAGACACAAATGCTTTGGAGTCGTTGTCTCCCTGTATCAATGATCTTGTACAGATATACACTGCTTTGTCTTTGTCTTTGTCACTGATATAAACAGCAAAGTTCAAGTGACGAAGGTAATTTAGGGATACGATATGATACGAACTAACGAAAGGAATCGGATTAAAATCTTTATCAAAGACTCCTATTTCGTAGTAGCGAGCATCTGTACGTTTATTGAACAGGCGCATCTCAACCTTAGAAACCCCATCTACGTAAGACGGAGTTAGTAAAGGATAAGTGGGTGTCATCTCATGGGCATAAGCACCACAAGATAACAGCCATAGTAAGATTAGTTTGCGATACATTCTGCTTCTACAATTGCTCTGTATATACCACCAGGAAATGCTTTGTTGTATCCGTACTCAGCAGTGGAATCCACCTTGAGCCAGACAGTACCAGCAGTGTGTAGGTCAAACTCTGTTGTGGCATCATATTCAACAGCATTGGTATCGTAGTCAGACATAGCTGTATCAGATACAGAGGACACTGTAGTGGAGCCTGTCCATGTAACAGTATCAGTTAGGTTTGGACTGGTACTAAAACTGGTAGGGGTTGTGACCTTAGCAGTATAAGCATCAGCCAGTGATACATCGTAACGAATGATAGGCATTACACCACCATCTGCTGCTGCTGTACTTAGTTTATCTGAGGTAGGGTTACCATAAATACCAGCAGTATCAGTATTGATAATACATTTAGATTGAACTGTACCAGTAATCAGGACATCCTCAGCAAATGTCAAACAGGACACCAAGGACAAAACTATTGAATAGACAAGTTTCATTTATTTTTCCTATTGTATTGCATATCTACCATTTGAGTATGCAGTAGTTGTTGTGCTAATCCGTTTCTTAGACCACGTTTACTGTACGGCATTTCGCTGTCATTGATCTGTACTGTTTCCTTGTACGTACCACCAACAATAGCAACCGAATAATACTGTGTGAGATTTACTGTGTTTACTAATGCTTGCAGAGCAGTTTGCTGGCTTGCTTGCATTGCTGTAGCCATTGCATCCTGTGCCTGGCTAAGTCTGTTTTCCTCTTCCTCTCTAGGTTCTTCTTCGTCTTTGTCGGCATCGGTGTTTTCATCGTTATCCTCGTACAAGTCAGAGTCAGTAGGCTCTAAAGCACCCAAAGCCACATCATCAGACATGGCATCGTAAATCTCTACTTGTGGTATTTCTGGTATATACGGCTCTGGCTCAACATC